GCTTCATCTCTTGAAGCCATATTGGAGCGAGTTGGTAATATTCGTTACGACTCTAAAGCCGTAACGAGATGCTGCCTCGTTCCAAAAGACTTCAAGGGTCCTAGGCTGATCTCGTCTGAATATACTGTAAATCAGTACCTTCAGCAGGGTCAGATGAAGAAGATTATGCATTATATACATCATAATCGTTTGTTATCTCGTTCTATCAAGTTAAAGGATCAAACCTTTAACCAAAGATTAGCGAGTGTAGCTTACGATCGCGATCTCTGTACATTAGATCTTTCTAATGCCTCAGATACCGTATCCACGACACTGGTTTGGTACCTCTTTGGAGATGTACCAGCCATTCGTCGTAGACTTATGTGTACTCGGTCGGACTATATGCGTTACGCAGATAGGCTGATCAAGATTAGTGCATTTGCTCCAATGGGTTCAGCAACTTGCTTCCCAGTGGAGTCGTTGATATTCTGGGCCATCTCAATGGCCACTCTTAAGAATATCTACCCTTCTTCTTCCTATATGGAGCTGTCTGACTCGCTTGCTGTTTTTGGAGATGATATCATCTTACCAAATGTAGCTCGCGATCTTCTCATTGCCACTCTGACTCGTGTTGGGTGTTCTGTTAACATGTCTAAAACATGTTATCGTACTCCCTTTCGTGAGTCTTGCGGCAGTGAGTGGTTTGGAGCATTTGATGTTTCTATACTAAGAAACAGGAAATACTCCTATTCAGACCACAATATCGGCAACCACCCTGTTCTGTGCGACCTCCAGAGGAAATTTTTCCTTAGAGGGTTTTACAGAACTGCTAGTCTCCTTCACGATTGGGTGAATTTGATTCATCCAACTGTGCAGGTACCTGCTTCCCTCCTCTTCAGTGATGAAAAGGTTGTAAGCCTTAGGGATTCGACTCTACGATTTAAGTCATCCTGGTCGTCTGGCTTCAGCACATTGTGCTTGCTTGGCGATTTGGATTTCTTCAGTCGTGAGTCTCTTCCTTATAACAGGTTTCCTTGTCTACTCGGCTTCTATCACGAAACTAATCGTGCTAGTTACCGTTATAACAAGAAACTTTGTCG